ATCATTGTCTATAACAGTCCTACTTTCCCCATAGACCTCATTGAATTTGGTCTTATAGGATTGACTCCAATAGTCTGAGTCATCATCAAAAAGTAGCCTGTATTCCTTGGCAGATAATTCACTCAAAGGGGTGATTCCAATCTCTTGACCTACATTTAATTTATCACTCCAATCTATGGCCTGATCCTTGAATGCCAAATAGAACTCATTATAGGGGATAATCTCAAGCACATTGGTTCTAAGTCTGTCTTGTGTTATGTACAAATTGTACATAGAGATGATAGACTTTAAGAAATCACGCTGCTTCATTGACTTAGGCATCGTGTACTGAATCTTCATCGTATCCCCTTCCTCAAGTTCTACGGATACAGGTACAGTATTTCCTATCTTGAATGTTCCACCTGGCTGTATTACTACTTCGGTCTGCAGTTGGGTATTCGTTCCCGATCCTGCGATCTCCCCCTCTAGTCTGATTTCAAAATAGTCATTTAAAGCTAGATCTATTCCACCTGAAATGGACACATCCCATAAGTAAATCTGACCTGCAGAAATAAATGAAACCCCCTTGCTGCTATACAATACCTCTGAGCCGTTCTTTAAAACAGAGACAGTCCAGACATTGTCTGTGTAGCCTTGCAAAGCCTCAAAAGAAATCCTAAAATTCAGGTTCAATCCTGTGTTAAGACTTTGAGTTTTATTCCATCTGAATCTAGTCCCCCCGTTTTGAATTGTAAAGCCCGAAGCCTCTACATTTGTAAAAACTAAAAGATGCGAAAAGGTAGCATCTGTGGTGACTTCCTGCTGATATAGGTTAGTGGTTTGATTTAGTAGTGTAGTAGATTCCCTAGTGATGGTTTTCTCTGCAGTCAATAGAATTAACTTCCTGAAATAGAAGGATTCAAATATTGGTGCTGTGATCTCAAATCCTGCCTCATCAAAGATTCTTTTTAAAATCTCGGATATAAATACTGCAGGCTTAAAGTTCTTGATAGGGTAAGTAATTGAATCAACACTATAGCCATAGTCTACCAAAGGATAGACATAATTGTTTGCCCCTGGAACATACTCCTCCCTAGCCCATGAACCTTCTATATTGGTTCTATTCCAAGTGTGATCATAGTCAGAAAAATCAAGGTCAGCCAAAGTCTTATCTCCTAATTCGTGGAGGATATCCCTAAGCCTTCCAAACATATTTACCTCATAGGTAATGTTCCCACTTAGGTTGTTGATCTTCATCATCCTTAGCACTCCATCAAATATCTTGACATTGTCTAGGAAGATCTGAGCCTTTGCCTGTTTAGCAGGGTTAAAATTTGCCCCGATATTGGCATCCATTGAATAGTAGTCATTGGATACCGAAATATCAAAGATGTTTCCAAATAGTCCTTGGTTCTTGGAAGTGGAAGGCAAAACCAATGTTTTGGAATAGGAAGTATTTCTCCTTTCAATGTCGGTAACATCCGCCACAGAGTAGGTGAATTCTACATCAATATCTCCAAGGGTATCTACTTCAATACCTTCTACAAATAGTCTTGCACTCATATCACCTGTCTGTTATTTTCAAGCCCAAATTCAAGGTCTAATTCCAAGTTAAATAATTTATCAGACGCAGTCTTTTTGACTTCGTAGGTGGTAGCATTTGGCTTCACAGGTATCCATGAAGGGGTGATGTAATTATCATTGACCAAATTCATGTAGACCAAAGGACTAGAATATAGTTCCCTGATCAATTCGCTTTGGGTGTCATTTAGATAGTCTGAAATTACCTTCCAATTCTGCTCCTCTTTTGTGAAATAAACAGGGTTAATATTCTTAACTACTATGCCATTGGCTTCATAGATGCTACCTGAATAGTCCCTCTGATAGCCTTTTTTTTCAATATTAAATGTGGTCTTATTGACTAGATCAAAATTGAAGAAATCAAAAGCCCCAAATTTATTCAAGTATGCTAATCTTATAGGATCAAACTTACCACAGGATTGAGTGTATAGGGTAGCAAATTTGTACCTTCTTGCAGATCCGTTATTCCAATTCGCAAAGAGTTGAATTGAAGCTACATTTGCCCCATAGGTGATCGGGCTTATCTTGATGTAGGTAACGTGTGGAGTTGCTACTACCGAAGGGGTAATGTAGTAGGTCTGTGTTGTAGCGTTATTGTAGGTGACTAGCAATTCACAAGAAACGAAATAGCCTGTGTTGATAAACCCAAACACCTGCGAATCCGTTTCCCTTACCTTGATAGTATCCCAATCAGTCAAAGGCTTGTAGACTGTATTGCTACTGCCCCAATATTGAGCGTGATTTGTATACCATTCATCTAGTTCTAGCAAAGGGAATGACCCTGCAAAAGCGTACTTGGTAGCACTCACCACTTCACTAGCAAGGACAATAACAAAAGCCCCTCCTACTTCATAATATTCATAGCATTTCAGGTAGTATCCCTTGATGATATTCTGACTACTTGATGAAGTTGCAGTCTCATAGAATCCCTTAGAATAGCTGAAATCTGTAGACACAAATTTTGACACATCAAACTCTACAGGATCTGCTGAATCTGCAGGGCTATCATAGTAAGCCGTAGTGATCAATTCGTTTGCCGTATTGTACACCTTGACCACATACTTGAAACCTACCTCACCTGCATTGGTAGAAAGAATCTGGTAGTTTATCCTGTTAAATGCAGGAAGGATATTAATGGTAGGTTCTGTGAGCGTGATCATTTTGTGATTTTTAATACTAGAGAATTTGCACCTATTTCTTTTATGTCTACTTCAAAGTCAGGAAGGACAGCATCAAAGGATTTCTTCTTGAAGTTTCTTCCTTCAATTCCGTACTTCTTAATGTAGTAAGCTAATCTACTTGCAGGGCTTGTGATTTGTGGTAGGTTTTTTCTTCCCTCTATCAGTCCTGTAGCTTTTAGTTCTATGTTTTTTCTAGCTGCCCATCCTTCCAATCCCATCAAGGCTTCAGGAGGCATCCCATAGGTTTTGAATTGATAGAATCTACCCTCTGCATTCTTGTAAGTTTTTCTTCTATTTTGAATACCCCTAACCCCCTTATCAATATAGTCAGCATAGTCAGCCCCTACATTTATTTCTAATCTGTACCCCGTTTTAGTTTCTTTTACTCCAATAACAGAATAGGATGATGCAAGTTTACCGCTATCTACAGGTGTATTCTTTTCAAGTTGCAAAACTAGATTGACACCTAGTTTTTCCATTGCACTTATAACATTGGCACTTAGAGTTTCTTCTACTGCAGCTACAAATTCATTCCCTGCAAGCCTTCTGCCCCCTATGTTGATTGATGCCTCTACTTGAGCCTGTTTTGCAACTCCCATTTCTTATATTGATGTTCTTTATCCTTATTGTAATCCTTTAAATATGCCAATGTGTTAAGGTATTCTACCACCTTTAAATCATAGGCTTCATTCACAGTGATGTTCTGGAAGTCTGCAACTTGCTTAGTGCTAAATACCCAGCCCCACCTTGCCATGAATCCACTACCTTCTTCGCTAGTTCCTTGTTCACCATTGAGGAGGTTATGGTATTGCTTATTAATTCGCTGAATAATTGACAAAAAAAAAGCATACACCCATAAACTTCTAGGAATTTTGCATCAAGTAAATCATCCGCCACCACATCATGAGGAATCTTCCCATAGGGTAGATATCTCTTTCCTTGCATTGGTAGGAAAAAACAGGCAGCAATCTTATTGAGTTGCATGATCTCTCCGCTAAATGCTAGAATGTCAATGTACTGACCTGCCGTGATCTCATTTAGTTCATGGCAAAATTTATATCTTTTATCCTTCACCTGTATAAAATCTACAGGCTTAGTCTGAGGGATATTGTCAAAGAAGGATAGCTTCTCACCATACTCAGAAATCAAGTCCCTATACTTGTATGAATCATAGTATGACTCTGGCTTTCCCTCCACTATTGAAAGCATTTTCTGCTGCTTTTCAATGATGTTAAGATTTGTGTTGACTTCAATATCGTATAGGCTTATGAATTGCCCTACTGTAAGTTTATCCCACATGACTTTAAATATATTTAATTCGTTTAATGTTTATCTGAAAGAGTACTTGCCTAGGTGGCTGTTCGTGATCTTATTCACTACTGAATACCTGAGTGCATCCAAAGCGTGATTGAAATTATCTACAGGCTTATTCGTGATCTGCCCGTTTTTATCTTCTATGTACTTGTAGTTTCTGAGTTCCTTGATCATGTTATATGATGACTCAGTCACATGAAGTCTATATCTTCTTATGATGTCTATGCCTAGATTCACAGCACCCTTGATGGTAGGCTTTACATTCCATCCCATCCTGTAGATCTCCTCTATTGACTTAGGCTCTGCTGAATCAGCAAAGATCTCCATAGCCCTTTCTAAACCTAGCACCTTCATCTCATTTGCTATATCCTGATTGGTCATGCCTGTCCTGTAGATTAGTTCTTCTGCATACATATCATCTCCTAGCAGGTAGGTTCTGACCAAGGATGTAGGATCATTTGAGAATCCAAAGTCAAGCCCATAGGAAACTAGTTTTGCCTCCTTTGGTATCTCCTTGCAAGTTTGGAAGGTGTACACAAGTGACCTGCTTTGTCCCCTTTCACCTAGCCCGTAGACCCTCCAATAGTTCTCATCTATCTCCTTGAGTCTTTCAATCTCCTGCTTGATTACATCTCCCAGGAAGGGGTTGTCTTTGTAGGTGGTTTGGTAGAATTCTACATCTGATCTAGTCAGCACTTGGTCATAAATCCAATGAAACTCCTCAGATGGGTTATAGTCAAGGATGACCTTCTCATTGGTTCTGAAAAGCAACTGCTGCCAATCTTCCTGACTTAATTCATTCGCCTCATTTGCAAATAGCAAGTCCCTCTTTCTACCCCTGATCTTTTGAGGCATATCAAGTGAGATGAATTCTACTATATTGCTATTTAGCCTGTATTCATTCGCTGTCTTTGAGTGCAGATCCTCTGAGTAGATTTCATGATCCTTAAGGATTTGAAAAAAGTCACGCATGACAGTACCCCTAAGTGCAGGGAATGTCTTCCTACAGATGGTAACTATTTTGCCTGTGTTCTTTTCGCAGTATGAAAAAATTATCCATAGTAGTATGTTAAAGGTCTTCCCTGATCTAGTCCCCCCTTGCTGTACTACTATCTTTTTGGTGCTTTCTTCAAGGTGTCTGAATACCTTGTTTGTGTTTATTTTAGTGATCTCCATCTAGGATGTTCACTTCAAAAAGTTTGCTACCATCTTTTCCTGTAACTTCCTGCCTTTCCACATA